ACATATTCGTATAAAGCCGCTAACGCATCTACGTCAGCCGCATTGTCAATGGCAGTTTCCATTTCATTTGATCTTGTTCTTACGTTAGTTCTAAAAGTTGCAACAGCACTGGGTACTTCATAACTTTCTACATCGGTTGCTTTTATGACATACCAATCTGTCGGTGCTAATAATCCACTTGCTTGACTTTTTATAATATCTTTCTTTTGAGATTTTAAACCTTTAGTAACAATTTGATTTCCATTGTCATCTAATAAAGGTTCTCCAGCTTCATCAACTTCATTTCTATCTTCTAATAATTTTGCTGTTGCAACTTTTAGAACTAACGTAAGAACAAGATCAAATGAAATGGAAACTGCCATTGACAATGCGGCTGACGTAGATGCGTTAGCGGCTTTATACGAATATGTCAATACAGGCACAGAAGAAAATCCTGTTATGGAAAGACCATTAGGCGAGTGGCCTGAATTGGAGGTTTAATGCCTTTACCAACAATCCTATCAGGAAACGTAGCATCAGCATTAGGTGGAGCATACGAAGTAGCCAATTCCTGTCGGTTTAATGATGGGGATAGTGCACAATTAACAAGAACTTTAGGAACTCCTACAGATGCTGATAAATGGACTTTATCTGTATGGATTAAGAGAGGAGTTCTTGGAACTGCAATGGCAATCGCTGATGCCGCTTCCGATGGAAATAATTATACTGAAATTTATTTTGGTTCAGATGACAAACTTTATTGGGAAGAAAAACATTCCAATAGTTATGTAATGCGATTAATAACGAATAGAGTATTCCGAGATTCGAGTGCGTGGTATCATATAGTTTTTACATACGATAGCGGAAATGCAACTTCTGGAAATCGAATGCGTATTTATGTGAATGGAACTGAGGAAACTTCATTTGGTACAGATAGTGCACCAAGTCAAGATTTAGATAGTAAATTTAATTCAGCTATTGCTCATGCCATTGGTTCTATAACTCCTGAAGGTGGAACAATGTATTTTGATGGCTATATGGCTGAAGTCGTATTATCTGATGGACAGGCTTATGCCGCTTCAGACTTTGGAGAATTTGACGAAGATAGTCCTACAATTTGGAAACCGAAAGATGTATCAGGATTAACCTTTGGAACAAACGGATTTTATTTAGATTTTGAAGCTAGTGATAATTTAGGCAACGATGCTAATGGTGGTACGGATTGGTCAGAATCTAATCTAGCCGCAACAGATCAAACAACCGATACACCAACGAATAATTTTGCAACTATGAATCCACTTGATAATTATTATTCTGCCGCAACTTTTTCAGAAGGAAATTGTTATCTTGTTACAGGTGGAACTGGATATGCACATAAAACATCAACAATAGCTGTTTCGGCTGGAAAATGGTATATGGAAGCAAAAGCTATTAGCACAGCATCAGGAACAGTTATTTTAAAATTGGGTATTGCTGATTCTGTTGCTATCGATACTAATGCACAATTAGGTTACGCATCTAATGCGTATGGTTATAATTCAAATAATGGAAACATACTTACTGGTAATAGTAGTAGCAGTTATGGCAATACTTTTACCGCTAATGATATAATAGGAATAGCTTTAAATCTTGATGATAACGAATTAAAATTTTATAAAAATGGTACAGTTCAAAATTCTGGAACTGCTGTATCTATTACAGCAGTAGCCAGTACAGCAAATGGTCATTACTTTTTTGCTTGTGGCGATGAAAGCAACAATACATTTACTGTTGCATTAAATTTTGGCAATCCACCTTATGCTAATACTTCCGATGCGGCAGATGAAAATGGATATGGTAAATTTGAGTACGCACCACCTAGCGGATTTCTTGCTCTTTGCACAAAAAATTTAGGAAGTGATGGAGGTTAAATGGCAGCTTATACAACAATAGACGATCCATCAGCATATTTCAAAGTCCAATTATATACTGGAAATGGAAGTGCTAATCACGCAATCACTTTTGATGATACCGACACCGATATGCAACCAGATTTGGTCTGGATAAAAAACCGTGATGCTGCTGACGCACACATGATTTTTGATTCTGTGAGAGGTGCTACTAAACGCTTATCCTCAAATGATTCAAGTGAAGCAGAAATTACAGATGCCGACACACTAGATTCTTTTACAAGTGATGGTTTTCAAGTTGATGCCGATGATAAGGTTAATACTAATACAGAAAAATATTGTAGCTGGAATTGGAAAGCTGGAACGACATCAGGAATTACTTCTGGCGATATAACTCCATCTGGATATAGTTTTAATGCAACATCAAAATTTGCCGTTATTGCTTATACTGGAACTGGTAGTGATGGTCGTGTACCAACAGGATTTGGAACTGCCGCAGAATTTGTGACAGTAAGAGAAAGAACCGCAGCTAGATACTGGATGACTTATCATCATACACTTGGAAATGCTGGAGAAGTTTATTTAAATGCTACTAACGCAGCAAATACTTCAGCATCAACTTGGAACAGCACAACTCCAAATTCAGTTGGTGTATCTGTTGATGGTGGTAGTGAAGGTAATGGAGTAAATTCTAATGCTAGTTCTAACACTTATGTTATGTATGCTTGGGCTGGTGTACAGGGCTACAGCAAGTTTGGATCATACGTAGGAAATGGAAATGATGATGGTCCATTTGTTTACACAGGATTTAGACCAGCTTTCCTTATGAGGAAAACAACAGGTACTGATTATTGGCAAATAGCTGATAATAAAAGAAAAGGTTACAATCCTGATAATTCTTATTTATTTCCAAGTAATAATGGAGCTGAAAACCCAGCTATAACTAGAGTAGATTTATTATCTAATGGTTTTAAAGTAAATGATGATGATAGTGCTGATAATACTTCAGGTACTACATATATATATGCCGCTTTCGCAGAAGCACCATTCGTCAATTCAAATGGAGTACCTTGTAACGCAAGATAAACCTTAAAGGAGTTCATCAATGCAATTATCAAAACATTTTAAGTTAAAAGAATTTACCAAGTCACAAATTGCGGCTAGGAATGGAATTAACAACACTCCTCATAGCGGAGATGTTAAGAACTTGGAAAATCTATGCTATGAAATACTAGAACCTGTTAGAGCAAAGTTTGATAAACCTGTTATCATTAATAGTGGATTTAGATGTTTAGAAGTTAATCGTTTATTAGGTTCATCCGATTCATCACAGCATACCAAAGGACAAGCTGTTGATTTTGAAATAGCTGGAAAAGCAAATATTCAAGTGGCTTACTGGGTACAAGCTAATTGCGACTTTGACCAATTAATATTAGAATTTTATAAACCTGATGATGGACAAGCTGGGTGGATTCATGTTTCTTACAATGAAAAGGGTGCAAATCGAAAACAAGTATTAACATTTGATGGAAAATCATATAGTAATGGATTACCAGAAATGATTTGGAAAAAAGGAGAAGTAGTTGAATAATGCCAAAAGGCAAAGGAACATACGGAAAGAAAAAAGGCCGCCCACCTAAAAAACGAAAAACAGGAAAAGGCAAGTCTTATACTTATCCAAAAAGAAAAATGAAATAATGGCGACACAAATAGAAAACAGAGAAGCAATAATTAGAATTGAGGGGAAGATAAAACTTCTTGCTAAAGATATTTCTGTGCTTCGTGATAACCACATAAAACATTTATCCTGTCGAGTTGGAAGAATGGAAAAAGTTATGTGGAGTGTTTGTTTGATTGCTGCTTCCCATTTAATCTTCGCAGTCTTGCAATAAGTGTATTTTTGAGATACATCTTTTTATATGTATCGTTCAATTTTAGTAATTTCAGATTTACATATTCCCTACCATCACAAAGACAGTTTTGAATTTTTAAAAGCAATTAAAAAAGAATTTAAGCCTGATTTCATTTTAAACATTGGAGACTTATTAGATTTTCACGCAATCAATATGCACACCCACGACCCTGATTTATATTCTGCTGGACACGAATTAGATAAATCCAAAGAATACATAAAACAATTAGAATCTATTTTTCCAAAGATGGTTGAAGTAGAAAGTAATCACTCTAGCTTGGTTTATAGAAGAGCTTTAAAATATGGAATGAGTCGTCAGTTCTTAAAAGACTATGGAGAATTTTTAGGAACAAAGAAATGGAAATGGGTAGATGATTTAACTTTAAAAATGAGTAATGGACAAAAGTGTTTCTTTACACATGGAAGAAGTGCTGATGTATTAAAGGTATCTCAAACAATGGGTATGAGTGCTGTGCAAGGACACTACCATACGAAGTTTGTTATAAGTTATTGGGCAAATCCTGATAATCTATTCTTTGCTATGAATGTAGGATGCCTCGCAGCTCAAAAACACATGGCTTTTGCTTATGCCAAGAATTTTAGAACAAGATTTATTATGGGTTCTGCTGTTATTATAAATGGTATTCCACGATTATTACCAATGGTCTTGAACTCTAGTGGAAGATGGATTAAGAAGATAGTATGAACAAAAATGGTACTTTAAACGAACATACAAGCCCACAGACTGCGTTAAAAGAACAAAGTGGGGGTAACCATTACCTAGATAATGCTATCCAGCCAATAGAATACATCGTGGCTAATAAGCTTAACTTTATTGATGGCAATATTGTGAAGTATGCAACGAGAAAAAAAGATGGCGAAACAGATGAAGAAAGATATAACAAAATTATTCATTATGCCAAACTTGGTAAAGAATTTAAAAAAGAAAATCCAAAACAAGAATCTTGGGTTGATGGATATAAGAAATGGAAAAAAAATAATGTGGTTTAGTGCAATCAAAATGGCTGTAAGTGCTGGAAGCCATATCTATAAAAAAAGACAAGAAACTAAAATGCGTATGGCAGACGCACAATATCTTCACGCAGAAAAGATGGCTAAAGGGGAAGAAGCATATCAAGGCAAATTATTAGAAGCTAGACAGAACGATTACAAAGACGAAATAGTCCTTTTAATTTTAACTCTTCCAATCATTGTGTTAGCTTATGGTGTCTGGTCAGACGATCCAGAAGCTATGGCAAAGATAAATTTATTCTTTGAACATTTCCAAGCTCTTCCATCTTGGTTCACTAATTTGTGGATTTTAGTATGTGCGAGTATTTTTGGAATTAAGGGAACACAAATCTTCAGGAACAATAAAAAATAATGCTAGGAATGAATTGGTTTAAAAAAAAAGAAAAGAAAAAGGTAGTCAGTCATTCTATTGATTATGTTATTACAGAGCTAGATGTTAAGCTGCATAGTTATCATACTCCTTTAGGATGTTATGCTTCATTTATTTTTATAGATGAGAAACCACATTTCCCTAGAGTCAAAAAAACTTTACATGAACTAAACAAACACCCTGACGCATTTGTTTTGAGTCATCATTATAATACTAAAGAAATAACTTCTAAAACTGATTTAACAGGTTTAGAGATAATTCGTCATTAAATATAAACAACCTATTAAGCCACTCACAAGAGCAACACCCAAAACACAAAATATTACTTTTTTTAATTCTGTGCGATTGTCTATTCTTTCGTATTTACCTTTTTCATTTATATATAAGTATGCCATCTCTCCTCCTTTATACCACAAGGGCAACAGAAAGGACATTAATGCCGCCCAAGTGGATTCAGAAATACCGCTAGGCAGAGTCTGAATTTCTATCCCTCTTGCTTACCAGCAAGGGTTAAATCTCTTTTTACCTCTGTTTGTCTAACAGATAAATAGCGATCTAAATTATTATAATTCAGTTTAGCTTTAATAAGCTGCCCCTCTGCGTGGGCATAGCTTTTAATAATATCTTGATATTCGGTGTCGGTTCT